CGGACGAACTCTCAAGGATAAATCTCATAAGAGAAGATGCACTAGAAATAGCTTCAAAATTAGGAGAATTAGAATTCCAGAAAATATCAATAGAGCTCAAAATAGAAGAGCAAAAAAAGAGGATAAAAGCTCTAAAATCCCAAGAAGAAGATATTTTTGAAGAGATAAAGTCCAAATATGGAGATGTTACGATAAATATAGAAACAGGAGAAATTTCGTAAGAAATTACTGATATTTATTAGTAGAAAAAACAACAACATAAATGGCTGAAACACTTTTAAGCCCTGGCGTATTTTCGATAGAGAACGACCAGAGTCAAATAACACAAGGACCGGTTGCTGCAGGAGCGGCTATTATAGGACCAACTGTAACAGGTCCTGTAAATATTCCAACGGTAATAACATCGTATTCACAGTACAAGGCGATCTTCGGAGCTGCTTTTATATCTGGTGGTGCAGCTTACGAATATCTTACAAGCATGGCAGCACTCGGTTACTTCCAACAAGGAGGTACTTCATTGCTTGTGACTAGGGTAGCATCAGGATCTTATACTGGAGCAACTGCAAATGTAGGAGCATCAGGATCAATAACTGCATTCACTCTTGAAACACTATCTACAGGTATTGTAATGAATAACTCAGGCAGCGCTACAAATGGCGCTCTTGTTTCAGGTTCATCAGCAAACATTAGATGGGAAATCACTTCTGCAGATTCAGGATCAGGCTACTTTAGCTTAGCTATTCGTAGAGGAGATGATTACCAAAATAGTAAGACAATCCTTGAAACTTGGAATAACCTATCTCTCGATCCTAATCAGAATAACTACATTGAGTACGTTATAGGAAACCAAACTCAGAATGCCATAGCAGATCCTACAACAGGAAACTACTACTTACAGACTACTGGATCATATATCAACAACAGTAACTATGTAAGGGTTAAGTCAGTAGCGCTTCCAACACCAAACTACTTGAACTCTTTCGGTCAGCCAAATGCACAGTACACAAGCTCAATACCACTTGTAGGTTCAGGATCTATAAACGGAGCATTTGCTGGAGCAACAGGAGATCTTTGGGGTGGACAGAATATAGCGCCTCTTAAAATGTTTGAGAATATTCCTAGTACAACTGGTAATCAAGTAAACAATATCCAAGGTCTAGTACCAACAAACTATGATATAGCAATCAATCTACTTGGAAACAAAGATGCATACAATTTCAATACAATCTATGCTCCAGGTATTAACTCACAGAATGCAACATCACAAATCACTGCGCTTTTAACTCTGGCACAAAACAGAGGAGATAACATAGCGGTAATTGATCTTGTGGGATATGGTCAAAATATAGGCACAGTAGCAACTGCAGCTCAGACATACGACAACTCATACGGTGCAGCATACTGGCCATGGATACAGGTAAGATCAACAGAAACTGGAAAGCTTAACTTCGTTCCTGCTTCTACAATGGTACCTGCGGTATATGAGTACAATGACAAGATCAGCGCAGAGTGGTTTGCTCCAGCTGGTTTCACAAGAGGTGGAATGAGCACAGTACTTCAGCCAGAAAGAAAGCTTTCAATCGATGATAGAAATACTCTATACCAAGCTAAAGTAAACCCGATCGCAACATTCCCAGGAGTTGGTACAGTGATATACGGTCAGAAGACACTCCAGCAGAAAGCATCAGCACTTGACAGAGTTAACGTAAGAAGACTTCTGATAGCGCTTAAGGACTACATCGGTCAGATCGCAGACGGACTGGTATTCGAACCAAACACTCAGGTGACAAGAAACAAGTTCCTGAACGCGGTGAATCCATACCTAGCAAGCGTACAGCAGAGACAAGGTCTTTACAGCTTCTCGGTAGTAATGGATGATACAAACAACACTCCATCAGTAATAGACAGAAACGAGCTGGTAGGTAGCATATACCTGCAGCCGACTAGAACTGCGGAATTCATTTACTTAACATTTAACATACTGCCAACAGGTGTAACATTCGGATAATCATGGATAGAAATACCGTAGTAAGAATCGCAATACCCTTGTCCCTTTACGAATCAGTGAAGGGCAAGGTTATTAAAGAAGAGAAAGGGATAGAAGAAATCTCAGCTCAAACAAAGTATAATGCTGTCAAAAAAGCAACTCAAGACGCAGAAAGCGAAAGAGGCGTGAGTGACGATTTATTTAGAGCAAGGAGGAGACAACAAGCGATGGATATAGCATCACATATTAATCCAACTATAGAATCTGAAGCTCGTAAAATAGCCGATATGCTAACACAGAGCGAGGGGGGCGCAGGTTTTAGAGTATCAGTTATGAAGTTAAATAGCGATAAAGGTCCATATGTAGAATTAGAGTTCATGAGTAGAGCAAATACCGATTATAATATAAGATTCATAATTAAAAAGGACTCAACTAAGGTAGTTAATCAACAGTATATACCTAAAGAACTCGAAAGAAAATTGTCAGTTTTTGTGGATAAGATTCGTAAAGCAGAGTTGGATATAAATACTGACGATTCAACGAGCTCTATGAACGAAGCCAAAAAGCCTATAGATGCCGCTAAGAAAAAAGCGGATGCAAAAAAGGCTGAAGCTAAAAAGGCCGCAGAAAAGAAAGCAGCTGATATTAAAAAGAAAAAGGAAGAAGAGGCAAGCAAAGCTGAAGCAGAAAAAAAGAAAGCCGCTGAAGCAAAGAAAAAAACAAAAGCATAATAATTATACTAAAAAGATACTACAATGGCAGGACTATTAGATCCATCAGAAATATTTTATACCGCATTTGAACCTACGGTAAGTAATAGGTTCATAATGTACATCGACGGTATCCCTTCATACATGATTAAAAAGGCGTCAGCCCCTAGTATAGAGATGGGAGAAATCAAGCTCGACCACATCAACACTTACTTCAAGATAAAGGGTAAGGCTGAGTGGAAGGACATGGAACTCTCTCTATACAACCCTATATCACTATCTGGACAAAGAGTATGTATGGAGTGGGTACGTCTACATCATGAATCAGTAACCGGCCGTGATGGTTACTCAGACTTCTATAAAAAAGACGTAACTCTTGACATAGTTGGTCCAGTTGGTGACATCGTAAGTGAGTGGGTAATTAAAGGCGCATTCATCAAGTCTTTCTCAGCTGGTAACTACGACTGGTCTACATCAGATCCTACAGAGTTGACACTGACTCTTGGAATGGACTATTGCATCCTCAACTACTAAGGTCATAATAAACTATAATAAAAAAAGAAGCTCCACTCAAAAGGAGCTTTTTTCTTTTTAGAGAAATTCAGTTATATTCTTCTGATAGAGGAAAACTTACAACCTCGATATATATAATAAAACACAGTTACAATGGCAGAACAGAAATTTACGGTTCCAACAGAAATGGTCGGTCTACCTTCAAAAGGCCTAGTTTACGAAAAATCAAATCCACTTTCAGCAGGTGAGATCGAGATGCAATACATGACAGCAAAGCATGAGGACATCTTGACAAACATCAATAATCTGAAAAATGGTACAGCAATAGAGAAGACGCTTAAAGCTCTGATCTCAAGTGATGTAAAATACGATGATCTGATTCTTGGTGATAGAAATGGTCTTCTGATTGCAGCGAGAATCTTGGCATACGGAAAGGACTACCAATTCAAGTTACCACATCCAGAGACAGGAGAAGAGGAAGTAGTAAATGCAGATCTTCAAACAATGGAGTATAAGACCATAGATGAGAGCATATTTACTGGAAAGAATGAGTTTGAATTCACGCTGCCTTTCTCTAAGAATAAGATCACATTTAAGCTACTTACTGTAGGAGACGATAAACGTATCGATGAAGAGGCAAAAGGCCTAAAGAAAGCGCTAGGAACTGAGCCAGGAGCGATCAGTCTGAGAATGAAGCACCAGATCACATCAGTAAACGGAGACTATTCAGCAAAAACAGTCAGGGAGTTTATCGACACGGCATTTATGGCAAAGGACTCAGTAGAGCTTAGGAAGTATATCAATCAAATCACTCCAGACATATCTACAAAGATCACCGTAACTTTTAAAGACGGAAAGGAGACCGAGGTTGATTTACCGATGACAGCAGAGTTCTTTTTTCCCGGGAGTGGAATATAGAGCAGTCTACATGCAAGAGGTTTTCGAGTTAGTCTATCATGGAAATGGTGGATTTAACTGGTTTGACGTCTGGAATATGCCAATTTCTCATCGAAAGTTCAGCCTTAAGAAGATCAATGAATTCTTAGGAAAGGTCGAAGAACAGCGCAACCAGCAGCAACAAAAGGTTACAGAGAAGACCGATATGTCAAAGTTTAAGATACCAGACGAGGTCAAACAGGCTATGACAAAGGCTCCGGATTTTGTTTCGAAACCAAAGCCTAAGAAGTAGTCATGTTTGATATTTATACCTATACGCACTAGAAAATGGCAAATGAGAATTTACAAGGGGGAAAAGAATTAATAAGTCAACTAAAGGAGGCTATTAGCATTCAAGGGGATTTTCGTGATATTCTTAAAGATTCTATAAAGGAACTTCAAAAAGCTGCAACTTCGTATGAAAAAATTAGAAGTAATGTAGAAAGTTTGAATAAATCAACTATTAATACTCGTGAAATTGAAAAAAATATAACAAAGAATACAAAAGATAGATATAATACAACTGAAAAATTAAAAAATCTAAATAGTAAATTACAAGATTCAGAAAAAAGAGAAGCAGCGAATTTTTTAGATAGAATAAAAAAAATTCAAGAAATTGAAGCAAAAAGAATAAAAGCTAAACATTTAGGAGATGTTCAAAAGGAAACAGCCTATTCTCGATTACTTAGAATACATGATAATATTTTAGAAAGAGAAAAACAAAGTTTAACTACAGATCAACTTTCATATGCTCAAGCTTTAAAATCAGATAGTTTATACGAAGAAACTGATAAGTTACTAAAAGATAAACTTAATACTGAGGAACAATTAGAAAAAAGTCTCGGTAAAACTGGTAAGCTTATTGGGTATATGAATACAAAATTTGGATTATTCAAAGGTACTTATGAAAAATTAGTAGAAACAGCTAGAGATGGTGATGAAGTAGAATTAAAAAAACTTAAAAAATACGCTATTGCTATAAGTTTAATGGCCGGTTTAGGAAAGGCGGCTAGTAAAGTAGCAAGTGTATTAAAAGATAAATTTTTTGAAGGATTAAAAGCCTTAGGTCCAGAAGGAGGTGGTCCAATAAGTAAAATAGGATCTACTTTTAGTAATTTAATAAAAGATATACCTATAGTAGGAGGTTTTTTAGCGGGATTAGCAGATACTTTCTTTTTAATTGCAGATATACTTATTGGAATAAATGATTACATAGTAAAAGCTGCAAGAAATCTTGGAATAACTACAGCCGAAGCAACTAAATTATACGAACAATATTCTAATATAGCGTATATAACTGGAGATATATTTATTACGTCAAAAAAAATGTTTGATTCTCAAATAGAACTTGGACAAGCACTTGGAGTAAATAATAAATTATCAACAGAAACATTAGAAACAAATATAAAGCTAAAAGACATAACAGGTTTAGAAGCTGGATTAAGAGCCGATATAGCAGAAAATGCAATAATAGCAGGAGAAACTTCTGAAGGATTGATAAGTACAATAGCTGCTCAGGTAAAAGGATTACAAAAAGCAACAGGCATAAGCTTTAATTATCAAAAAATATTAGGAGAAGCAAATAAATTAGGAGGTTATTTAGGATTGGCTTTTGCTAAATATCCAGGTCAAATAACAAAAGCATTAGTTACAACTAAAGCATTGGGAACTAGTCTAAAAGAGATGGATGGTATAGCAGATTCTTTTTTAGATTTTGAAAGTAGTATAAGTAAAGAATTTGAAGCTCAATTACTTACTGGAAAAGATATTAATCTTCAAGAGGCTAGAAGAATGTTTTTAAATAATGATCTTGCTGGTGCTGCTTTAGAAATAAATAAACAATTAGGATCTTCACAGGAATTTTTAGATATGAATAGGATTTCGGCTACTTCATTAGCTGAATCTTTTGGTATGTCTAGAGATCAAATGGGAGAGATGTTAAAAAAACAAGAATTATTATCAAGATTAGGCGCAGAAGATACAGATAACGCCAGAACACAATTAAAATTAGGATTAGAAAAATATAAAACTCAAGAAGCGTTATCAAAAGCATTAGGAGAAGATGTTTATAATAATCTAGTAAATGCATCTACACAAGAAAAAATAGCTGCATATATGGATAAAATAAAAACAACTATTTTAGATTTTATAGAAAGATCGCACTTAATGGAAAAGATAGAAAATTTTGTGAATTATTTGACAAATCCTCAAAATCTAAAAGGTGTATTAAATACTATAAAAAGTATTATATCTGGTGCAGTAAGCTTTTTTGGAGATATATTAGCTGGTATGTCAGACTTGATAAGCTATTTACCAGGAACAGATACTGAAAAATGGGAAAATTATGCAAATAAAATAAGATCTGGTACAGCTGCTGCAACTGCAAGAATAAACTCTCTTGGAGAAGAACCTGTAACAGTTGAAAATAGAATTGCTGCAAATGAAGCTCAATTAGGATTAGAAAATTATAACCTTAAAAGAGCAGATGGTACTACACAACCGCATAAACTTCAAAATATATACGTACAACCGCATTTTACAATAGACGGACAATCTGTATATGTAAAGACTTTAGAAAATATACAATCCACAGCTCCAGGAGATAATAATGGTGGACAATGGTTTGCGCCAAAGAATTATTCTTATTCAGGACAACAATAACAATCTATGGCACTATTAGATTTAAAAACAGTATTTACAACAGGAAGTTTTGCCGTGAGTACTATGTATCCTGAGATAGGGAAAAAAGCAAGCATAGTAAATACAAACTCTATGGTATTTTCAACTGTTAATAATACGGTCGGATCTTTTGATACATCTATTATTACAAACAGATTAGAAAATGCTGTTGACTCTGTAAAAATACCTAAAGAACTTACATCTGCGCAAGACTTTTTAACGTCTAATGTTGGAAAGACATTTAATACATCTATACAAAGCCAATTAAATAACTTACCTGGCACTGTAGGATATAATCAAATTGCTAAGCAGAATGCACTACAGAGCGATCCAATTACTCCAAATAATATACAAGACTTTAGAAAAAATATCAATGATTATGATAACTCACAATCTAATTGGAATTTAGCTAAAACTCAAAAAGTATTTGGTACATCAAATCCTGGTGTTACAGATAAAGATTCACCTCAAGGAAAGCCTACAAGCTATTTAGTCCCAGTTAAAGGATATCTAGACGTAAAGAGTATAGAATCTATGTACCCTACAGTTTTTAAAAGTGATACTGATCCTTGGAAAAAGCTTGGATATAATGATTCTATAAAACTTGGATTTGAGTGTATGAGTAATGATTATACTGATTATTCTGTAGCACTTATATTCAGAGCACTTTTATCTAATGGATTTACTGATAATAATTCTGCTGCGCTAAACTCATTTAGATATATGGGTCGTGGTGAAGAATTCTTTACTTATCAAGGATTCTCAAGACAGATATCATTCTCTTTTAAGATTGTTGCGTTTTCTAGATCAGAATTAAAGGTAATGTATAATAAACTAAATCATCTCATATCTCAAGTATATCCAGATTACTCTGAGAATACTAATGTAATGAGAGCTCCTTTAGTAAAACTTACACTTGGTGATTATTTTTATAGAGTGCCTGGGTTTATAGAAAGCATTAACGTAACAGCGGATAATTCTACTTCTTGGGAAATTAATCTAGAAGAAAAATTAGGACTTGATAGTACTTCTGCTGTACAAGAATTGCCTCATGTTTTAGAAGTAGCAATATCATTTAAACCTATACACAATATTTTACCAAAGAGAGCATCATTTACTCTAGATAAAACAGATAATAAAGTAACAACTAGTGGAACTGAAACTACAATAACAAGTAATTTAAAATCAGAAGTTCTTATAGGAAATTATACCAATGCGTTTATATCTACAAAATCAACTAGTTTAGTTTCTACTACAAAAACTTCTGCAAATGGTTCAGATTTCACCGGTAAATATAGAGACATAAATCAAGCGCAATCTCAATTCTTAGATCCGCTACCACCATCTCCGCCGACAAAGCAAAATAATTTTGGCGGTGGATATAAAAATTATAATTCTCCAATTCAAAATAGATCTGATAATCAACAAAATATTGGAAACTCTGGAGTAATACCTGGAAAATAAACTGACATGGTAAATAGATATCAAAATATACAAACAACAAAGAATAGTCTAAGAGGACCACAATTCTATGTTAATGCAATATATCCTGACATTCCGGTGTCTAATAATGATAGCTATGTCATAACTACTCTTGGAGATAGATTAGATCTCATGTCATTAGATTTTTATGGAGACATGGGATATTGGGTTTTTATAGCTTCTGCAAATGCACTTCCAGGTGATAGTTTATTTCCACCCATAGGTATGCAATTAAGATTACCAGTAGATCTACCAAATATAGTAAACAAATATCAATCAGTAAATACAGTTAGATAGTTATGCCATCAAATCAAGAATTAGAAAGAATATGTAATCTAGCAGGATACCCTATATATCCATGGGCTGCAGATCAATTAAAAACTAGAAGTGAAAAATCTTCTAAAGATACAAGAACTGATAATGATCTAGTATATCTTGCTAATAAAACTGCTTGGGTAAGAGTAGTGTCTTCTGCAAATCTTGAAGATAAATTTAGAAACTATTTTAAAAATACATATCAAATAGCTCTTGCAAATGATTCTAGTTTAGCAGAAAATTTTATTCTTTACGGAGGAACATCTACATATAGTCAAAAAACTCAAGAACAAGCTACTCCAGGAATGAATTTACGTTCAGGATTAGCTGCTTATAATATAGTAGGAAACAATGAAGTTAAAGATTATGGTTATAGACCAATGCCTGGTATTACTTCAGTTGTAATAGATTCTGCAGGTAGAATGGGATCTTTAAGACAAGCAACTATAAATTTCAAAGTTTGGGATAAATACCAACTTGATATTATGGATGCACTTTATTTTCGCCTTGGATTTACTATGCTCATAGAATGGGGTCATGCAAAATATTATGATAACCAAGGAAAATTACAATCATCTGAGCAATTCATGATAGATCCTTTTAACAAAAGTCTAACAAAGGAAAGTATAAACATTGCTCTTTCTACAAACACTAGAAAATCTTATGGTAATTATGGAGGAATGTTAGGAATAGTAACTTCTTTTAATTTTTCTATGACTCAAGATGGAGGATATGATTGTACGATAAAAGCAATGTCTCTTGGATCTGTGATGGGTAACTTTGCAATAAATCATGTTTCAACTTTATCAAATTTTTATTATCTTCAAGTTAAATCATATCTTGAAAAAGAAAAAGAAAATAAAATAAAACAAGATCAAAAAATAATAGAAGAGGAAAAATTAAAAGCAATAAAAGAAGCGCAAGCTAAATTTCAATCAAATCCTGATAATTGGGCAAAATTACAGATTTCAGATCCTTTAAGTAATTTATTATTCAATACAAATGGACAGCCAGGAGGAGATTTTCCAGTATTTGTAGAATATGAAAACTTAGATGATGAAGAAGATAATATCATTAAACCATTACAACGAGTTACGAATACTACAACAGATATTGGCGGAGTACTTACTAATAGAATGAGTGGATCAGCACCTTTACCACTTGATGTAAACTATTATAGAAATAGAGCTAATAATTTATTAAATAAAATTAAAGCGGCTGAATTCAATAATGTAATGGGCAAATTATCTACAGTAGAAGGAATAGAGGCTTATTATATAAGAGACGGAATTGTATTTTTTGGAGAAACAGCGCCTACTGAATTAAAAAATAAGTATATAGCTACTAAGGAAAATAAATATCAAAAACAATTTGGGAACATAACTGTTAAATTAGATACTTCATATCTTTTTAATATAGTTAGTAATACTGTACCAGGAGTAAAACTTTATGATACAGATATAAAACAAGATAAAGTAAAACCATTTAATAATTATGTCGAAAGAATATTACAAGAAAATACAGATACAGGTCTTGATAAAGAGACAGGTAATTCAAAATCTAGAAATATTATAAAATATGAAAAATCAAATAGTAAATATAGTAAATTCTCTATTAGATTTGAATATCCAGCTACGTCTAAAGGACTATTAACTGATAAAGGAGAAAAACAAATACAAGAAAATAGAAATCTTGCAATACAAATATTCTCAAATCCAAATACAGAATATTATATAGATAGTATTGAAGTTGCTACAATTTTTGATAATTATTCACAAATTGTATTATCTGTAAAAGATAATAATAAATTTAAAATTTTATTAGGAAGAAAATCTATATTACGTACAGAACAATATGCTGATTTAGGTGTTATAAAAAGCATAAATGGGCCTCAAAATTTAATAACTAATAAAATTTTATCCGAAAGAGATGCTGCTCTTGCAAAAGCAGAACAAGACGCAAAAAAGAAAAAAGAAGAATCTGAAAAAAATATAGAAAACGAGTATAATGCTGAAACTGCAAAGACAACCATAGAATCTGATTCTACTTTGGAATTAATGCTAAGGTCAACAATGCTATATGGAATAAATAATGCGCTATATCCAGAATTACTAACTGGAAAGCCTTATGAAAACTTTATACAGAATCTATTCTCTGAAGGAGCTTATGCACCATTTTTTAAATCAAAAGTTCCAGGAGTACCTAATTATGAAAAATATACAGACGATTTTTATAAAAAGTACATAGATGGATCTTTAAATAGTCTAGAAAGATTAGAGACTAATTTTAGATATGGTAACAATTTTTACCTAATGTCTGGAGAAAATGCATATAAAAATGATGCAAATGGGAATATGATCCTAAAAAATCAACTTTCAAAAGACATAATTCCACAAGTTAATTTTCAAGATCTATTTAAAATAACAATTATAAAACTTGGAGAATCTGCTGATTTAAAAGTTAAAGATGATAGCCAATTATCAGTCTATATAAATTTAGGCTTATTCTTTATGATGTTAAATCACACAAGTTTATTATATAATACAGAGACTACAGAAAAATTAAAAGCTGGAGATGTTATAACTCCTATGACGTATCTTGATTTTAATCCTGAAACTAATTTTTATTTAAGTAGCATAAACCAAATATCACTTGATCCTTATAAATTCTTAGTACCTTATGTAGGAGATCAAACAGATTATTCAAAACTATTTGAAGAGTCTTTATTAGAAAATGGTAATTTTATAAAAGCAGTTACTCCTCAAAATAATCAAAGTAATAATCAAGTTGCAAAAACTTCACCTACTCCACTATTTGATTTTAAAACACAAGATCAATTAAGTAAAGGTCTTCCTCAACAAAAAAGAGGATTAGATGGAACGCAAAATGAATATATTGGAAAGTTGATGTATGTAATGGTAGATATAAATTACCTACTAAATACTATCAATGGGCTAAAGACTGCGAGTGACTCAAATGAAGCATATTTTCAAACAGTCATAGAAAGAATACTTACCGATCTTAATAAGAGTATGGGTAATTATAATGCGTTTAGGTTATCGTATAATGATAACTCAAATTGCTATGTAATAACTGATGATCAAATTCAAATGAGACCAGACGCTCAAGTAGCAATAACTCATAATGCTATAGTTGAAGGAAAAGATTGGTTTGAAATGCCCATTTATGGAAAAAAATCTATAGCTAGATCTTTTGATATTAGAACTGATATTAGTTCTAGGTTAGCTAGCTTAATAGCAATATCATCTAATCCAGGAGCTACAAATCAAGTTGTAAATGCAAAAAATAGTTCAGATTTTGGGGTCTATAATACTGGATCTTTTGATAGATATATTCCGATGAAAACAACTGATACTTCTGATAAAAAGTCTGAAGCATCAAATGCGCCTGCTATAGAACTTGCTACAAACTTTAATACTGTAGTAAAAAGTATTTATAGTATATCTAAAGAAAGTGAAGAACAAAATAACGGGCGATACATAGCGCAAGATTCTATTAATAGAGCTATAACATATTATATAGATAAATTAGCTAAAGTAAAAAATAATCAACCAGAATCAGTTCATGCAATGATTATTCCATTAAAATCAAATGTTACAATAGATGGAATGGCAGGATTGTATCCTTTTCAAATATATACTATAGATGAAAGAATACTTCCATATAGATATAATGCTACTAATTTAAGTTTAGGACCTGATAATTTAAAAAAGATTGCTTTTTCTATTTCAAAAATAACTCATACAATTTCAGATAATCAATGGACAACGTCTGTTGATGGATTTATGACTTTATTAAGAAATCAATCTAAAGAATATACTAAAGGTCGAGATATAAAACCAGAAGTAATAAAAATAACAGAAACAGAAGTAGTTCCAATTACTGATACAACTACTAGTATATCAACTAAACAGTTAAATCAATCTGCAATTAATACATCTAAATCAAAAACTTTAACTCCAGAATTTTTAAATGAATTAGATAAAATATGCGCTGAATTATCATGTAATAGAAATGATATGATAAGAGTAATGTATGCAGAATCTAGACTAAATCCTACAGCAGAAGGTCCCAAAAACAGTAAAGGAATTCCAGCGTATGGATTAGTACAATTTACTCCACCAACTTATCCAGCAATAGGAGTAAGAACATACACAGATATTCCTTCAAACGCTATAAAACAATTACCATTTGTTGTTAAATATTTTAAATCAATAAGACCTAGTCGTAGTTCTTATAATAATTTATACGAACTTTATGGTGCTGTATTTTTACCAGCAATATTAACTCGATCAAATTTACAAAATGATTCAAAAGTTTTAGAAGGCTATGGATTATCTGCACAAAAAATATCTTCACAAAATCCAGCTATAGCAAGAGCAGCTGGTAAAAAACCAGGAGATCCATTAACTATAGGAGACTTTAAGAAATATGTAAATCAAATAAGCTATAATATATAATATGGCACTAAGATATTATCCATCATTTAGGATCAAAACAAACCAAAGCACCGCAGGCGGAGATTTTACTATCGACGGAAAACCTTATGTAGGAAAGTATTATGTAACATTTGATGGAAAAGCTTTCTCAGGTCCAGATCCAGTCTCAGGTCCAAATCAACAACTTACTAAAGTACAAAGTTATGAATCTGCTCCAGCATTAACTACTAAAGCTCTACCTCAAGTATTGATAAATGATTTAGTATCAAAAACTCCATCAATAAAATTATCACAAAAGAATGAAAGAGTTGAAATGCAAGGTGGAGCAAGTAAGAAAATAACAGGCGCACCAACTCCATATTACCCATATCCACTCCCAGAAGACTATGAAAGAGGTTATATAATAAGGTACTTTACAAAGAAAAAAAATGAAGCGGGATATGTAGTAGAAATCTCAGAACAAGAATATAACAATATAAAAGACGGCATTGCAGGTTATGATATAGCGATGTATCAGATAGGTAAAATCATGTGGAAGCTTACAGGTCCTTTAAATTCTGTGAGACTAAGTCAATTTGATACAAGAGCTGGAATCATCGATACAAATAGGAGACTGACTGAGAACCTAAACAAGACTTTCTTAGGCATCACAGACTTTATCGGCGGAGATTATACAAAGTGGGCAAGACCGACTACTTAGAAGATAGAGTATTGGAATTTAAAAAAAATGAGTATATTTATTAAAAAATAGTAAAAGACAATGAATTTATTATACGCAGTTCCTTATGGAGATGATCCGATTGGATTTTATTTTGAGATATCAAATAATTTATCTGACTTAGAAAAAGAAAAATCACATTGGTTAGATTTATATACAGATGCTTATGAAGATCTTAACGATGAAGAAAAAGATCTTGTAGACGTATTTGATGATAATAGTTTTGATTATTCTGAAGAAGAGGGTTATCACGTAGGTATAATACCAGTAAAAGGTAAAGGTCAATACGTAATACTTAACGGGATGCATGACGAGATAGAAGCAATTGCAACAGATGATTACAAGAAATATTTAGAAAATTGGAAAGACGGATTTGGAGCTGTATTTAATATGAAAAATTCTAATGAAGCATTTATGAAATATTCTGGACATGAGCAGGTAGAACCAGACGTATCAAATAATGCTGTATTAACATTTAGTTCAGGAGATGTAGAAATGAAAGATAATGCGTCTGAAGAACAAAATATAAAATCTAGTTTACAAGAAGTAAAAAGATTTCAAAAAATAGCAGGTCTATAAATTTTTACTAAATTAAATAATAAAAGGAACTCGAAAGGGTTCCTTTTTTACTTAGAACTTTAAATACAAAAGTTTCAAAGGATAACTTACATTCTTTAAAAGGTTATGTATTTTATCGTTGAAACATCAGATCAGTTAAGTAGGCTCAGTCCAAGTGATTCCTGCTTTATTCAAGTGATAGCCTCTTCAGACAGGTATCATCCGGTGCTATCCAGGTGCTCTCTGGTCTATTATAATGATGGAGCCAAAGGTTATATATTCCCGGTCAATCACAGCGAAGGATTTAGCCTAGAAGTAGCTCAGATTCAATCCTTCATAAACTCACATCAAAAGGTATATTTACTCGATAAGAAGTTCCACTCGTATTTTTTAGATTTGCAAAATGTGGTAGATCTAAACTTTGTGAGAATGGATCAAGGCATAGAAGGGTCAAAGCTAGAATGCAGCACAATATTGCATAGAGACTTTAATATAAGACTAGAGTCAACTCCAAATGTCAATGAGATAATTCCTATAACCAAGCATTATGAAAGGTGCGAGTGTCTGTATAATAAAATCCAATCCCTGATAGACTTAGAGAATGACTACACGATATTAAACAGAGCGTCTGAGGCATATAAGTGGGTTGAAAGTCAAGGCATTGCAGTAGATCAAGAGCAATTTGAGCAGGTATACGGAGTAGAAAATCCTAGAAGTTTTATAAAGTCTGGACTAGTCTACTCATACTACAATATGTACAATACAACTGGCAGACCAACAAACTCTTATAATGGGGTCAATTTTGTTGCAATTCCAAAGACACAGCAATTCAGAGAGTGTTTTATTCCTAGACATGATTTCCTAGTTGAGTTTGACTTTGATGCATATCACCTTAGACTAATAGCAAAGCAAATCAAGTATCAGTTCCCAGATCCGCAGGAGTCGATCCATACTCAGTTAGGCAGGATATACTTTGGTAAACAAGAATTGAGCGAAGAGGAATATGCTAAGTCTAAAGAGATGACATTCAAGCAGTTATACGGTGGAATAGAAGACAGATTCAAAGATGAGCCTTTCTTTTCACAGCTTGGAGATTTTATCGATGAGATTTGGAAGAGATATAAAAGAGACGGGTCGATAGTGCTTCCAACTGGGATAATGCTAAGAAGACACGTAGAGATGACAAAGCTTAAGCTATTCAATTACTGGGTACAAAACTTAGAGACCAAGATAAACACACACAAGATAGAAAGGTTACGAGAAGTTATTGAAGAGGCTCAAAGCAAATTGATACTTATAACATATGACGCTTTTCTTTTTGATTATAGCATACAAGACGGCAAAGACTTCCTGGTCAAAGTCAAAGAAATTCTCGAAGAAGGAGGATTTAAAGTAAAACATAAACACGCAAAAAACTATTTTTTCAACTAAAACCCGATATTTATAAACATAAGAAGGTTATGACAACGATTACGTTAACGCAAGAATCATTAATGAACAGGCTATTTTGTAGCTTTACTCCAAAAGATAAATTAGATCAAAGATTGGCTGAGATAAACGGCCAATATAAGATTCTGTATAGCAAAATATTTGTGCTAGCATCTCCAGAATCTGAGGAGTACATGTGCACATACAACATAGAAGTAGAAGGACAAGAGACAACGATCCTAGGAAATACAATACTACTTCACAGAAAGAAAGAAACCAATACCCTCTATACAATAAATGCCCTTAATACTTTGATCATGAACCTAAACAACGGTGTCATGGACAATAGATTTCCTATCAACTGGGCTGAGTACAGAAATTCAATGCTTCTCACACAAGGTAATGAGTTCCGTAAATTAAATACAATCGTACATAAAATTGTAACGACTTCGTAGATCTATTTTTCTAGATCGCAATCATTTCTTATATTGAATTATAAACAATAATTTTTAACATATGGCAATTGATGTAAACGC